CGAATTTCCACGAATGGGACGTTGTACGTTTGCCGTACATTGATTTGCCCGTTGGTTCGCACTATTATACAGCAGTTGGCGACCAATCACAGACAGCAGGCGCAGCGAGTGCCGATATGACGTGCAACGTGAAAGAATATTTTGGATTTAGCGCAGACGTTGCGTTTGTAATTGCTTACAACAGCGACCCAACAACCGTCGCAAATCCGATTGTCAAAGCACAGATTGCCGCACATGCTGAAAACGTTCCTTTGGGTATGCCCGTATATGTTACCAATTCAGAGGAAACGCCAATTTACACACAGACCGTTTAATTTCGGTTTCAGTATTAACAACATGGGGGCGGGGAAAATCCCCCGTCCCTTTTTTAATTTATAGCAATATGGAAACGTTAGTATCAATTAAAACAGATGCAGCCAACAAAACCGTTACAATCAATGAGGCGTCCGGCGGAAAACCAGAACACGCCGTTTATAGTGCAAGAATTGAGGACGGGAATTTGATTTTGATAAATTCAGTAACAACGCAGAAACGTTTTTCGGCATCATTTAACACGGTTTCAATTGACGGGGCAACGTATCAAACGGAAACCGAGTGTATGCAGCATTTGGCAAATATCGGAAGTTTTAAGCAGGGGGGCGGCGCAATCCCGGTAATATATAATCACGCCGGGCAAATCAAAGTAAATTACAATGGTTTGCAGATTTCAAATGTAACAGCCAACCAACAATACGAATTGCCATTGCATACAGCGACGCCAACGGTCGTTGCAGCCCCAACAACGCAATATCCAACCGGAAGCGAAACGACGTATAACCCTGCAATGTTTATTCCCGGAGATAACCCGCCAACAACAATGCGATTGAGGGAAAACAATATTCCCGGACAAACGCACCGTTGGCGTATAATCGGAAGTTATGAGAACAAAGCGCAGGGAAACAACGGCGAATTGCAATTTCTTTTGGTAAACCCGGACAGCGGGTTTTATGTTACCGACCAAATAACGTTGCCGAGCGACAAAACGGAGGGAACATTTACCATTGAATTAATGACAATTGCAGATGATGCAAGTTTGGCGGTTGGTAGGGGTTATTTACTCAAAGCCGTAACGTCGTTTACTGATAATAATTTGGTCGTCAAAATTGACAGCATTACACGAATTAGCTTTGCCGTAGAAAATCAATAACTATGTATCGAATAAAAGAAATACAAGACGCATTATTGCACGTCGTTGGGTGGGAACAATCCTTTGACCCGTCAAAAGCAATTGACACGTATTTAACGCAAACGGAAAGCGGGTTGCATTTTCAAGGTGCGCACCCGCTTTTGACGTTGGATAATATGGCGGCGATTATGCCGGATGATTGGGGGCTGCAATACCCGGAATGGAACATGATATTACCATACAAAGCAGGGCAAAAAGTACGTCATAACAATATTGTTTGGATTGCGAAAATTGATAATACCGGAGAGGAACCGACGGCGAGCGATTTTAATAATGATTACAGCCGGGAGGATTACGGAAACCCATATTGGAAACCGTACAACATGTTGACGGACTTTTTGGAAAGAATGACACGAAACGGGATTGCAACCGCAATTCAGACATTTACCCAAATTAAGCAGTTGGATAAAGAAACACGCAATTTGTTAGAACGAAGAACGTTTTTTGATGGTGCCGGACGCATACGGGCAACCCTGCAAAATAATCATAAATTGGTTGGCTTTGAAATTGTCCCGGTTCGTGCAATGGGAGTGACAACGAAAATTGAAAAGATAGGTTTGCAAATGACCGGGGCGACCGGAAAAGTTAGAATGTATCTTTTTCATTCGTCCCAAATTAATCCGGTAAAGACCTTTGATTTGGATTTTACCGTAACAAATGGCGGTTTTCAATGGTTCCCGTTAACGGATTGTTATTTGCCGTATATCAGCGACGAAAACAACGCCGGGGGTTCATGGTTTCTTTGCTATAATCAAGATGAATTGCCCGCCGGGATGGAAGCAATAAACGTATCTAAGGATTGGAGCCGGGAACCGTGCGGAACGTGCAACATTGGTTCCGTCGAAACATGGCGAGAAATGACAAAGTATTTGCAGGTTTCCCCGTTTAAGATTGACGCCCCCGAAACATTCGAGCAATACCCGGAATTATGGGACGTGGCTTATACTATGTACACAAATACCCACAATTACGGGCTAAATTGCGAAATAACGGTTGGTTGCGATTTGACCGACTTTATTATTTCGCAACGGCAGATGTTCCAAACCGTTATTCAAAGGCAGGTTGCGGCAATAGGTTTGCGCACGTTAGCAATGAATCCCAACGTTAGGGTTAACCGCAATCAGTCAAATGCAAGCCGCACCGATATTCTGTATGAGTTGGACGGCAATACGTCCGGGGTTCGTCCCGGCGGTTTAGGTTACGACCTTAAAAAGTCTTATGAGGCGTTGCAAATAGATACGCAAGGGTTAGACCGTATCTGTTTAGCCTGCAATAACCGTGGGGTAAGATACAGAACCGTGTAATTATATAATTCAAAGGGAAAGTTGTATATAATTTCATGTAAAAGTTGTATTTATGAAACGGATAACCGATTTGCGAAAAAGGGTTGCGGATTTCAACGAGGCTTTGACGTCCAGGCGGATAATACAAAACATTATATGGGACAATGAGGCATATATAGTTGATTTGAACGCCGAGGAACAATTGTTTGAACAAGGTATTAACCGTTTGGGCGTCGAAATTTCGGATTATGCACCATACAGCCCCGTAACAATCGCAATTAAAGAGGCAAAGGGACAGCCGACAAACCGGGTAACGTTACGGGATGAGGGAGATTTTGAAAGTAGTTTTTATTTAGAGGTTGGCGACAAACAATTTGAAATTAAAGCGTCTGACTTTAAAACAGAGGATTTAATAAAAAAATACGGTCGTCAAATATTGGGTTTAACCGACGAAAATATTTCAATATTGATTTGGAAATATATTTTCCCGGATTTAATGGCAGAAACAAAAAAACAAATTTATGGCAAATAACGTAAAAGCCCCGGTTATTGACAACCCGGAATTGTTAGACCGGATAATTGGGAATATTCAAAACGGATTGGTTGATAATTTGCCGTGGTTGGACTTTGCATTTGGCAGGGCGGAAAGACTTGTTAAATACAACGGGAACCAAAAGCGATATTATACGCCAAATGTTTATTCCGGCAATAACGATTATATGGAAGTAACGCCGGATGCAAATATTGGTAATTTCTGTTTTTTTTGGGTTGACGACCCGCAAAACATAAGTTGGGAACCCGGCGTTGATATTGAAATAAATACGGCGTTTTCGATTATCTTTTGGTTTGATTATCGAAAGATTTTCAATAATGCAAGCAACCGAAACAAAGAAGAATTGAAACGGCAAATATTAGACGTTTTGAACGGCGGGTTTTGGTTGCGAAATGGGAGTTACAAAATAAACAAAGTCTATGAATTGGCGGAAAACATTTACCGGGGGTTTTCTTTGGACGAAATAGACAACCAATTTTTAATGCACCCGTTCGGCGGATTCCGGTTTGAGGGCGAATTGAGTATTGGAGAAACATGTAAATTGTAGGATATGGAACATTTTATTTATAACATTATTGTTGTCGCATTAATAGCGGCTTTTGTGCTGACATTATTACGCAAATGGGGCATCATTGAATGGGTACAGATTCACGGGAACGATTTCTTTTCAAAGATGTTTAATTGCGATTTCTGTTTGTCGTGGTGGACGTGCGTTTTGATTTGTTTCTTTGCGTTGATATTTACCGGGAACCCCGCATTTTTGGGCGTTCCCTTTTGTAGTACAATGATAACACGTGTTTTATTATGAAGAATGTACAAATAAAAGGAATGAACGTTGAGTTGTATGATTCAATCGAGGATTTGCCAATTATGCGTTTCCATAAGTATAGCAAAATGCTTTTGGTTGACGCCGGAGTTGGTTCCGATTTGTCGGATTTTGACCGACATATTGAAAAGGTAATACGTTATTTGAACAGCCCAACGCCAAACATGGCAACCGTTGAGTTGGAAAATATGCGCCAAAACATATATTTCATTCAATCCGAGGTTTCCCCCCGGCATTTGGCTTTTGCCGTGTTGGTTAAATCAATAAATGGTAAACCCCGAAATGATTTGTCAGATGATGGATTGCAACAAACAATCAGTCTTTTTAAAGACGTTGCAAATTCAGAGATAACCGCCCATTTGGAAGCGGTTAAAAAAAAAATAGACGATGAATTACGTTTGTATTTTCCCCGGTTGTTCGATGATGCGACATTGAAAGAGTATTACGATAAATTGAAACAAAGAACGATTGTTGTATTACGCACAATAATAGACGGTCGGGCAACCGAGGCGGACGCAAAAGAGATTGACGACATTACGGCGGAGTTGATAACCTATTTCAACCCGCAGACGTTTACCGGGTCGGAAAGCGTGGAAATTAGGCATGACAGACAATTTGAAAATATGTGTTTGATATTGTCCCAAAATTTGCATGTTGACCCAAAGAAATTTACCGTTTTGGAATATTACAACGCATTTGAGTATATCAAGGAACAAACCAAAAAAGCAAACAAGTAAAAAAAGGCAAAATAAGGCGATTTCCGGCGTTTTTATTTTTAGGCGATAAATTACACATTTGAGAAAAGAAAATGCAACAGACGGGAAATTTCCCGTAAATAACTTAATAATCGGCGTATGGCAGATAATAACAACCCAATCAAATATTCGGATTTAATAAGCCCGGATAATTCGATTACAGATTTGATAAAACAATTGGATGAACTTTCGGACACCTATACAAATGCGCTGAAAAATATCAAAGCCGAGGCAATACAATTGGCGGAGATTCTGAAAAAGGTTTCCGGCGCAACGGAGGACGGGCGAAAGACAACCAAAAAAGCCGCAGACGATGCCGAACGTTTGGCACGTGCGCAACGTGATTTGGCGTTTGCAGAAAGTGAGAACGCCAAAAAGTTAGCCGAGTTAAAATTGGCACAGCAGGAAGCGAACCAAATTAATAAACTGATTGTGAAAATAAATCAATCCGCCGAGGGTAGTTATAACCGTTTATCGGCGCAATATTCATTGAATAAGATTTATTTAAACAACATGACTAAAGCCGAACGGGAAAACACCGAGGAGGGGCGAAAATTGGTTGCGCAGACCAAAGAAATATACGAAGAAATGAAACGTTTGCAGGAGGCAACCGGAAAATATCAATTGAACGTCGGTAATTATACGGAAGCGTCCGACGCAATAATTGCGTATGGCGACAAATTAAAAGAAACGTTAGGTTTAAATAGCGCATTTGGAGAAAGCCTTTTGGCGTTAGGTCGTGGAGGCGCAGAAAGCAAAGAAGTATTTACAGCAATAGGCGATGGCGCAAAGGCGTTGGGGAAAACTTTGTTGGGTTTACTTTCAAATCCCGTATTTTTGGCAATTGCCGGGATTGCGGCGGCTGGTGCAGCGTTCAAATGGTGGTACGATTACAACGCCGGATTAGTTGAGGCAACAAGGTTGACGCAACAATTTACCGGAAAAAGCGGCGATGATTTGAAAGCATTTAGAAACGAGGTGCAAGCCGTTGCGGATTCATTCGGCGCAGATTTCCGGGAAACATTGATTGCGACAAACGCATTATCGCAACAATTTGGCATTTCTGCAAATGAGGCATTGCAGTTGGTTAAAGATGGCTTTTTGTCCGGAGCCGATGCAAACGGGGAATTTTTAGACACGTTGAAAGAATACCCGGCATATTTTAAGGAAGCGGGAATATCAGCAGACCAATTTGTTGCAATTGTTGCCCAAACAAACAAAATGGGTATCTTTTCGGACAAAGGCGTTGACGCAATTAAGGAGGCAAATTTGCGTTTGCGAGAAATGACGACGGCGACGGCGGCGGCATTGGATGGTATCGGTATTTCGTCGGAGCAAGTACAAAAGGATTTGCAGACCGGAACCAAAACGACGTTCGATGTTATACAAGACGTTTCCGCAAAATTAGCAGAATTGCCGGATAATGCGGCAACGGTCGGGGCTGCAATTGCAGATATATTCGGGGGACCCGGAGAGGACGCCGGATTGCAGTATTTGCGCACGTTGAAAGATATTTCAACGAATATGGACGAAGTAAAAGGGAAAGCCGGGATATTAGCGCAATTGCAGGAGGAACAATTGCAAAGCCAAATTGAATTGCAAAACGCATTATCCGGGCTATTTGATGCAACCGGAGGAAATTTTGAAACGTTGACAACGCAGGCAAAAGTTTTCGTAAATCAAGGTTTAACAGCAATAATAAAAGGGGTCATTGATATAATCAATTACTTTATTGAGTTATACAATGAAAGTGTTTTGATACGTGCCATTTGGAACGGTATAGTTACCGGATTTAAAAACACATTTGACACGTTGGGAAATTTGTTTGGATTCTTTATTGATATTGTCAAAGCAACCGGAACCGCATTAAAGGGAGCGTTTACGTTGGATTTTGACGACGTTAAAAAAGGGTTGTCAGATTATGCAGCCGCATACGGAAATTTGGTAAAAGCACAAGTAAAGGACATTACCCAAAATTTCAAAGAGGGGTTGGATGATATGCAAAAGAAAATAAAGCCGATAACAATCCCCGTTTCCGTAGGAGATACGCCAAAAGAACCGACCGGGAACAAACCCGTAACAACACAGAACCCAACCGTAACGCCGAGGGGTAAAAGCGATGCGGAAAAGGCAGCAGAACAGCAAGCAAAACAGATTGAGGCAGCATATAAAAAGAATTTGGAAGCAACCCGAAAATTGCAGGATGCACAATTGCAGTTGGAAACCGACGAATGGGCAAAGCGTCGCCAACAAACGCAATATCAGTATTCCCGCCAAATTGAGGATTTACAACACCAATTGCAGACCGAAAAGGATTTGAACGAAACCGGACGCCAAGCGATAAACGCCACAATTACGGCGTTGGAACAGCAACAAACCGAGGCGTTATTGAAAATCGAACAAGACCGACAATTGCAGGAATTGGCGTTGCAGAAAGAAAGCATTGAATTACGTTTGCAAGCAGTCAAAGAGGGAAGCGAGCAGGAAAGACAATTGCGGATGCAGTTGTTGGAAAACGAAAGACAAACCGCATTATTACAGAACCAACAGAAACCGACCGGGCAACAGCAGGACGCCGGGGCGATTAATGCAAGTTTTGACGCAAAGGGAGCCGGAATTGCGGACGAATATTTGCAAGCGCAATTACAGATATTCGACCAACAACAAGCGTTGGCGCAATCGGAGTTTGATTTGTTGAGAAATTCAGAAGCCCGGAAAACTCAATTCCGTTTGCAAGCAGAAAAGGAACGTTTGCAAAAGGTTTTAGAATTAAATCAGCAAGCCGCCAATAAATTGTCTGATGTTGAGGTACAAACAATTCAAAACACTATTAAAAAAATAGACCAAGAAATTGAGCAATCCAAAGGGGAGGAACGAGGAACAGACATTTACGGTTTGTTTGGGCTTAATTTGGACGACGACCAAAAAGAGGCAATTAATACGTCTATGCAATACGCATTGGATGCGTTAAATACATTCACGGCGGCACGTGTTGCCGCAGCAGATGCAGCCGTTGAGCAAGCGGATAAAGAGGTTTCCGCCGCACAATCGGCGTTGGATGCAGAATTGGAAGCAAGGGCAAACGGGTACGCCAATAATGTTGTACAAGCGCAAAAGGAGTTGGATTTGGCAAAGAAAAACCAAGAAAAAGCATTGAAAGAACAACAGAAAGCGCAAAAACAGCAGGCAGCAATACAAACATTGCAGCAAATCGGAAACATGGTAACAGCAACGGCGTTGATTTGGTCGCAATTAGGTTTCCCGCTTGCAATACCTGCAATTGCCGTAATGTGGGCGAGTTTTGCAGCGTCTAAAATTAAGGCGGCGCAATTGGCAAAACAGACCGGAGGAACCGGAGGAACAGAAACATACGGCGACGGTACCGTTGAACTTTTGGAGGGCGGTTCGCACCAAAGCGGAAATGATATTGATTTAGGAACGAAACCGGACGGAACCCGCCGACGTGCCGAGGGAGGCGAATTTTTCGCCGTGATAAATAAACGAAGTTCACGCCGTTTCAGAAAGATAATACCGGACGTTATTAATTCGCTAAACAATGGTACATTTGCACATAAGTATTTAAAATCCTATTCAGACGGCGACGGTTTGACGTTAAACGTTACCGGACAAAGCCCGGATTTACGCAATTTGTCGGATGATGTAAGGGAAATTAAGGAACAGAACCGACGACGGGTTTACGTGGATGGCGACGGAAATACGATTGAAAGTTACAAGAATTTGAAACGTAAAATAAAAAGACTATGACACCAAAATATAGATTCTTTTTGCAGATAGGGGAGGACGGAACCAAACAAACCGTCCGCCCCAATTATAAGGATGATTTAACGTTGGATTATGAGTTGGAAACAAATCAAAGGTTTTACCGGGCTAAATTGTCCGGTAAAATAAACTTTGTCCGTGCTGATTACGATATTATCAATAACGCCCCGTTTGATTCTGAATTTTTCCTATATATCGAAAAAAGCGATGATTGGGGACAAACATACAATCAATACTATAAAGCAAAGTTTATGAAAACGGATTGTACGTTTAATGATGATGATAAATTGGTTACGGTACAGCCGGAAACAATAGACCAATACAACGACGTTTTGGCAGGATTGGAAAAGGAATACAATTTAATTGAGTTGGCCCCACAAATCGAATTTCTTACAATAAGAAAACGCCCATTGATACAAATATACGTTCCCGGAGATAGTATTGTTTCGTGCTTTTTGGGCGGCACGAATTGGGAACAAGACGCAAACGCCACGACCGACCAAAACGCACTAATACAAACCTATCATTTTGCACTATGTAATATTTTGAAAGAAATACAAATTACGTCGCACGGTTCCCCGGCGGTAATATCCGGGCTTTATACCGGGCGAATGGCGACGGGTGCAAGTGCAAACGTTTTCGAGGGAAAATTATACCCGGAATTAAACGTAAATTATTATATCTATATTACGCAACAAAGAATTGACGGTTTACCGTTTGGGGCTGTTGTGGTCGAGATACGCAAACAATCCGATGATACGGCAATGTTTCGTTATATAAAGTCTACAACGTTGCCTTTTGATACATTGGAGTTTGATTTAACCGCTGTTGAGGGTTCCGGAGCAACGGGTACGATGCACGCCGATATGAAAAGTTATAATATATACGCCCGATATTTGGTTGATGTTGATAAAATAGACGATTTAGATACATACCCGTTGTCGTCCGATGATATTGTAGATAATAATAGAAATTACCGCCGGGCAATTGGTTACGCAATCGACGTGGCATTTATATCTAATAATTTTTCAGATACGCCGACCGAGTGGGGATTAGCCGACAGTGGAAAGTATTTTGAGCCGCCTTATTCCATATATGGACAAACGTTTTATCCAATCGCCCGGTCAACGTGGCGTTATGCGTCGTTATGGTTTGGGTTTTATCTGATGGATTGGATATTAGAGAAAAAAGCCCGAAAAGCATATACTTTGCGTGATGCGTTTACGTTATCGTCATGTATCAATGTATTGTTAAAAGAATTTGCCCCCAGAGTAACGCATGAAGCGACGCCGGAATACAGCCAATTTCTTTATAACAAAAACAATCCTATTTCCGGGCAGTCATTTAAGTTGCTAATAAGTCAGAAAAGTAATATCATTAATGGCGAATATAAAACCCCGGCGCAAAAAGCCCCGATTACATTACAACAGATTATGACGATGTTACGGGATATTTACAAATGTTATTGGTATATTGAGGACGGAAAATTTAAGATTGAACAAGTAAGTTGGTTTAGAAATGGCGGTTCGTATGGATATAACCCGATTATTGATTATGATTTAACACAATTAGAAAGCGTTAGGAACGGCAAAAAATTAGCTTTTGCAACGTCTGAATATTCATTTGACAAAGTAGAAATGCCGGAACGTTATCAATTTGAGTGGATGGATGATGTAACAACACCATTTGAGGGTTTGCCAATAGAAATTACGTCAAAATATGTAACAGCCGGGAAAATAGAAGAAATAAACATTTCAAATTTTACGTCTGATATAGATTTGATGTTGTTAAACCCCGGCGCAATTAGTGCGGACGGATTCGCATTGTTTGCGGCGGTTACACCGTCCGGCGGCGGACAATTGGAATTACCATTTACAAGACAAACCGTTGAAGATGTAGAATACTATTTACAGAACGGTTATTTAGCATTTATCAAGATACAACCGACATATTGGGTTTATGATATGCCCGCCCGGAATTTTAAAATAAACAATGCTCAAAGTTATGCAGTTGGAGGAATAGAACGAAAGAAAAAACAAACATTGAATTTCCCGGCAGGAACAACAGACCCAAACCCGATGCAGTTAGTTAAAACGTATATTGGTAACGGTCAAGTTGATAAACTTTCAGTAAATTTGTGTAGTCGAAACATTAAAGCAACGTTGAAATATGATACAGAATAACAACATAAGCGTTTTACCGTGGTACACGTCAATAAATGAACAGAACCACAGAAAAAGTTACGCATACGGCGCAATTTACCCGTTATTTGCCCCGGCTGATAGATTGTTACCGTTTCAGATAATAAGAAACACACGGTCAAACAATGTTACGTCAGTGGTATTGTATGAAAAGACCGGAAAGCAAGTTGCAAACATAGCAACGTACATGAAAGAAACCGGATTGCAGATTGTCCGGTTTCAAACGTTGGGTTATGATGTTATATTGTACCCGTCAATATTACCCATGCCATTAAATCAGTTGGACGGAATATATTATATGAAGCTATCAGATGGCGTACAAACGTGGTATTCAGAAATGTTTACCGTCGTGCAAGATGTTTCCGAGTATCTTAAAATTGAATGGTGGGACATTGAAAATTTAATATTTGATGCCGGGCAAATAGTATATAAAAACCCGAATTTCAAAAATATGTTGTACCTTTGTACAGAGTTGGGAAAACCGGATTATGAATTTGAAGAGGATGGCGAAGAACGGGACGGGTATTTTTTCCCGGAAAAACAAATATCAGTCAAAACGTTTAAATGTACGATATTGGCACCGGAGTTCCTTTGCGACGTTATGCGTTTTATCCGTATGGCTGATTACATTCATATAACGGATAAATACGGCAGGGAATACTATTGCGACACGTTTTTAATTACCCCGAAATGGCAAACGCAGGGGGATTTAGCGAGCGTGGGAATTGAGTTTAAAACCGCAACCGTAGTAAAGAAAATCGGACGTGGTTATATTATCAAAACGCAGGGCGATTTCAATAAAGATTTTAATAATGATTTTAAAAACAATTAATTATGGCAAATTACGCAGACCTTAAAAAAGCGATTTCAGATGTTATTAAAACAAACGGGGCGCAGCAGATTACGGGGCAAGTTATGCAAAATTCCTTACTGTCTTTAATAAATAGTATTGGGAAAAATTCCCAATTTGCAGGTATTGCAACACCAAAGACAAATCCGGGTACACCCGACCAAAATATTTTTTATATTGCAACAGAAGCAGGAACTTATGTAAACTTTGAAGCAATTGAAATTTTACCCGGAGAAGCAGTGATATTGGAATGGAGCGGGAAGTGGGAAAAAAAAGTAAGCGGATTTGCAACGGAAAAAGAAGTTTCTAAATTAGGAGGATATCAAATGAAAATAGGAATAAAAGGGGTTATTGATTTTACATATAATAACACCAACCTAAAAATGGAAAATGCTTGTACTATAATAGAAACCATGTTGGTTGATGACACATACAAACCAAGCGCACAACTTTCTTTATGTATAATATTAGGAAGAAGTTTAGATTACCTTACAAATGGAGAAATTTCAAGCAGATTAAATACGGGGGCAAATAACCCGGCGCATAAAAATAAAAATAAACTATCTGTAATAGTAGCAAACAGAGAGAAAGTTTATAATGAGGATTATGATATTTTATGGTCTGAACTTACAAAAACATATAACGTTCAAGGACAATTTGTTTCCTTAAATAATTACGGAATAAATTATAAAGGCAATGAGAATGTTATTTTAGGAGATATTATTGTTTTGGGCAGAAAATTAGAGCCTTATGAAATTCCAATAGCATTTAAAAATCCGAGAGCATTTTTGAACGATGCAGTTATATTTTTCCCTAAAGAAAAATACACAGAAAGTTTTGCTATTGAAGTTTGCAGCAATACAAAAGTAAATTTTAAGTCTAACGGTATAATAGTATAATTATGGAAATAAAGTTAAATACGGGAATTGTTTCATTAGAAGCAGGAAATACCTATATTGTAGATACAGATTTAGACTATACAAATAATAGTATAAAAATAAATGGAGATTGCATTTTGCTAATTAAACAAGGAGGTTATTTAAAAAATGCAACTTTAGATAATACGGATTTACATAACGTAAATTTGAAAATAGAATCAAATGATAATGCAATACAAAATGTTAAGTATATCGGAGATTTCATTCAAGCGAATGAAATAATTGTATTATATACCACATTATTAGAGAATTACACTTTACCGGTAGGTTTTCTGATTAAATCTTTATTCTATAAAGAACAAGGAGATTTAGGCGGTAGTTTATTTGATGTAATACCATTTTCTAAATTTTCTCATAGGCTTTATCTGTACCCTTTTAATCCCAAAGATGAAGTTTCCCCAATCATAGTATATTCGCAGAAAGATAAATATTTTGCTGAGGAATTAGGCATATTTAAAAGCGATGCGTCAGATAATTCATTAGCTGTTGATAATCGGAAACAACTTGAAAGACATGGAGGAAGAAGTTTTCTTATAAAGTTCGGTTTAGGGTATTATCATATTAACAACGTAAATATGGATAATTGCACCGATTGGAAAGGGGATATGGGTAGTTATTATTCAATGAATTTAGAAGGAAGCACAAATGATTATACCGAGGATATAGGAAGAACATATATAATAACAGATAGAAATAATTTTATTTATTCTGTAAAAAGAGGGCATTTTAAGTGTTCGGCTAAATATATGAATATTGAAACTATTGCGGGTAATCATTATACAGAAGAAGAAAGAACACAAAAAAGAATGGGTTATGGATTTACACGTTTTGATAAAGACCCATTGAGTAATAGTGATGCGATACCTAATACAATGGCTGATTTATCCGTGGAATTATCAAACGTAACATTTTATGGTTTATGGGCGGGTTTTTATAGCGGTCAATGGAGTACAGGTTGCACATTAAGAAGTGTAACCTTTTCCGGATGCAGATACGGTTTTTATAGTGAATTATCATCTAATTTATCCATGTTTGAAAATATAGGTGTACATAATTGTGCATTTGGTCTGACGGTTGGAGGAGATAAATGTACTATAAGGAGAGTTGAGATAACGCCCGAAAATTGGTATAGAGATGAAGATGCAATTAATACAGAGTTTTTTTATGGATATTGTTCTAATAGTGCTTTCCAAAATTGCTATATAGAAGATGTATATTTAGAGGATTATTTAGCAGATACAGAAAGTAGAAAAAAATATATAATATATAAATTGTCAGCAGGTTCAAGTGTGACTTTTAATAGGGTTGCTTTTCAAGATATTAAAAGTGATACGGCAGCGTACCATTTGGAAATATATAGACAAAAAGGATACGGTTATAAAGACTTACAAATAAATAGAACAATTGCTAATTTTATAAATAGTAGCTTGCCAACAAAGGTTAGAACAGAAGAAGATTGGGTAATAACTGGAATTGCAAAAGATGATAGCTATTTTCTTTCAAAAGCAACTTATAAAGTGGGAGAAGAAACAAAGGTAGTTCAATTTTTTAGCGGTAGAGGTGTATTACATTTTTGGAAAGGGAAACCTATTATTAGTTGGAATAATGTATTTAAAATTTCAAAATTGTATTTTACCGAACAACAACATATATATTATGAGGCATTAACAGCGTCAAATGAAAAAAAACCCGTATTAATGAACCAAATATTAAACGGTTCAAGTTTTGTTAGCCCAGCACCCGATAGGAGATTAAATTTAGAAATAAATATAAAAGGAACTTGTAAAATGAGATTGCCTTTTATTTTGAATATTGGTAAAATGAGATTTGAAATTATCCCTTATGAGGTAGAGGGAAATTTTGTATATAATTATAGTTGGAATGGGATTGTTTATAAAGATGATATAACTGATTCAGGCTATTTTGATTTATCTTTAAGTACAGATAAAATAAACTCTGAATTTATGCCTATTACAAACAATAATTATAATAAAATTATAGATGTAGAGGATGTGGAATTTAAGTTGTATGAATTTTAATATAAACCCGGTGCGGAGAAATCCGCACCACAATTTAAAAATTGATGGAAAAGTATTTTTATTTCATACAGCACGATATTAAATTTTGTTTGATAATCATATTTTTATGTTGTGTTTTTGTCGTATTTGCGACATTTTTTGATTTTTGGACGGCATACGAAGCAGTGAAAGCGAGAAAAGAAAAGTTGAGCAGCCACCCGATGCGTAAAACGGGGCAAAAAATAATTGATTATTTGCGTTTAGTTTTATACGTATTGATGATTGATGTTTTGGGGCTTATGGTTTTCCCTTTTTACAGTATTCCCTTTTTTGTTGTATTACTGACATTGGGTATTCTATTAAGGGAGGGTTGGAGCATGAAAGAGAATTACGAACTCAAACAAAGCAATGCAGTTGAGGCAATAGATATGGCGGCGGAAATAGTCAAGTGTATAACCAAAGAAGAAGCCGAAAAGTTAATAAAGGCGATTAATGATAAACATAGTATTAACAAGAAAAAAATCAAATGATTATGGCACAATTAAAGCAATTATCAGCAGGCAGTAGCCAAATTATTATGATGATGTTCCGGGATAAGAACAACGCCCCGATTAAGGCGGATTCCGTACACGTCAAAGGTTCAATATTTACCGGAAGCGGCGTACCATTTGAGTTTGAAGTAAACAAAGGGGTTTGCACCAATTGTAAGATTCAGAACGATATGTTGTTGTTTAATATCGTTCCGCTTTTAGGATTGGGGCAAATGCAAGTTTACACACAAACCTATTTGGGCGACACGAAAGCAATTACCGGAACATACATTTCCGAAAACCAACAGAAATTGGGCGTTGAAGTGGTTCAGAAAGGTACATTCCTTTCTGATAGGCAGGGCGCAATGTGGGTTGATGTTTATTTGCCAATTGAAATTAATGATGCGTCACAAATTCCGTGGGTTCCGGCGGGGGCTGATGAACAATGGATTAAAGACTATTTGGATAAGTATGTAAAAACCCCGGCATTTGCGGCTGTATTGGCAAAAATGGCAGTTGCAGACAATACTTTGTCAAATGTAGATAACAAAGACTTTGAGAAAAAGGGGAAAGACGCAAATTTTGCCCAAAACGATTTGGAAGATGTGGATTTGGCAAAATTGAAAGAAAAAGGAGTTGCAGCAGGATTGGCAGACGCAAAGAACCCAATAAGCCCAACAGAGTTTGACCGTATGATTAAGCAAAATGCGGCTTTTATTGCATTGTCTAAAACAGCGCACCCGGCAACAGCAGGAAAAACAAATGAGCAAATAAAAGCGTTGTTTTACGCAAATCGTCAAGAAGTACAAAAGGGGGTAAATCTGAATACAGACCCATACAACAAAAGTACAACATTGTTGTTGGTGTATCAGATGAGCAACAACCAAACAATTCAACAGACATTGCCGCCCGTATCGGATAACCGTATTATCATTTTGGAACTTATACAAGAACCGGGGGCAGCCAATTATAAGGCGATAATTAGCCCGGCAGCCGGAGAAAGTATTGATGGGGCAAATACACCAATAACCGTTACAAGCAATGGTATTGCAGGCATTTTTTTGCCTATTCAAAACGAAAATACGTGGGATTTTATTCCGTGGTATAAAACTATTGATAGCAGCCTAACAACAAGCGATGAGCAGGGAAATATTGTGTTGCAGACAAAGAATTTACGATTTAAAAAACCATTCTATATTGAATACGACAGTGACACAGACGAAGCAAATGTAAATTTGGGCGATGTTCCATTTTTGTTTAATGATAAAATAACAAAAAAATCATTCAAAGCAACAGAGGCCAGAAGTATGGATGGAACGGTTCGCATTGCACAAGTTGGAAACGGACAAACACCCGATGGCGACCAAATGTACAAGGCTGATTTATCCGTTGTTCCGGGAAAAGATGCGGAGGGAATATTGGCTATGTTAGGAAATGATGAATTGGTAAATTCTAAATATCCAAAATCCCGATTGTGGTTTTCTGATTTGAAAGTAAAAGGTGGTATTGCTGTATATCAAGATATGCAAAAGAAATCTTTCGTTATACAAGATATTGACCCGCAGGACGACCCCAATATATCCGGAGGGACAACCTTTTTAATTGGCTTGTATATTGAGCCAACACAATATGGGGATAACAGAATTACGCAGGACGGTTGGGTTAGACTTGAATTTGTAGACGACACAGATACACCGTTATTGGACGTTAACGGCAATCCTATGGCAGTTCAAATTGACTACAAGGCGGGCGATGAGCAGCGAAAAGAATTGTATTTAGGAGAGTGTCAAGCCAAAGCATATACTGATGTTCATTTGCGTATAGAAACCAATTTCCCAAATGAAGAATTATTGTCTATTGGGGCAAATTCATGTGTGTTGATTCAGTCAGTAGGCAAAGACTATGGAGTAGGCAAGGCGTTGTTGGCATTTATGGCATTTATCGGGTATCAAATCAAAATGAATAATAAGTATTACGGATATAATTCTTTGAACCTTGCAAGGACATTGATTTTCCCCGAACCCGAAACGGAAATTAACAATGATGTTACATATATGGGGGATAATACATATTTGTCAGTTAAGACAGCAGCAAAGGTAAGTATATCTAATAATCAGCTAATTGTTAAAGATAATAACAAGGATTTGCCCGTATTTTCTTTGTTTAAGCGATATAACAGATTTGACACCTTTGTTTGCCGTGGTAAAAATTACAAAGCTACCGTTAAAATTACAGACAAACAAAATGCCTTTGTGGTTGCATTGATGAAGTACACCGGGTCGGAAAATGTAGCACCAACACCGGAATTGGTAAGTTACAATAACGACCAACCGCAATTCAATGCAGGATGGAGCATTTCTGACAAATTATTTATATCAGAGGATGCAGTGAGCGGAATCCATGAAGCAACAAAAACATTTGTTGTTCCTACTGACGCAAAGGAATTTGCGGTAATTATATTCCCTAATACTTCGCAGATACCAACAACTATGGTATTGAATGATTTTGAGGGGGATATAACCCCGTGGTTTAATCGAATGGTAATAACAGATAGTTCGCATATTTCGGAAAAATATTTGGAGTATCAGAAAGACTATGCAAAATTTGTTGTTATGACCCCGGCAGGTGATGCAAGTTACCGATATACATATAACAAGATTGCAGGAAATATACCTTTGGGAATTAAAAAGGGTTTGGCGTTGGTAAGCAATAATAACGCATGGGCAGACCCCGGAGCGTCAGACCCAAACAAAGTTCAAGGAGATTTATTGGCGGAGGCAGACGGAATTATAACAATTCAGTATTCCGGGCAGGCATACAACGAAACAAGCACAATGAATGAAGCCAATTTTTGGGCTGCAAAGGTTGCACCGGACGGGGCATTGACAGAAGTACCGAACAGCCGATACTCAACAACCATTGAAGCCAACAGAAAGATAGCTAAGTATATACAATCAAAGAGTATAACATTCCCAATTCAGCAGGGCGAGTCAATTAGATTTTTAGCTAATTCAAATATTGATGATGGCTTTTATCTTCAAAGCGGTACAGACGGAAAACCTTTGTTTGAGGTCGTTGTAAACTTTAAAGAAATGGTAGGTATGCCGTTTATACCGGATGAATTTGATAAGGGTGCAACTAAATCTTATGAATAATAACCGGGGCGAAAAGCCCCATAAAACAAAATAAAAAATGGATAAGATAATTATATTAGATGCCGGACACGGCAATAATACAGCCGGAAAACGTTCCCCCATTTGGGGGGACGGTTCCCAATTGTTAGAATGGGAGTTTAACCGTGATATTGTACGCCGTATTGCGGCGATGTTGAAAGCGGGGGGAATGAAGTTTGAAATTTTGGTACCGGAGGATAACGACATTTCATTGCCGGAACGTTGCCGCCGTGCTAACGTGATATATGACGATTGCGGGCAGAACGCCGTATTGTTCAGCATACACGGAAACGCCGGAGGCGGCACCGGATGGGAATGTTATACAAGCGTCGGCGAAACGAAAGCTGATGAAATTGCAACCGTCCTTTGTAATGAAGCAGAAAAGGAGTTTGCCCCGGATGGTTGGAAAATGCGCTTTGATTATAGCGACGGCGACCCGGACAAAGAAAGCCAATTTTATATTCTGAAACACACGAAAGCCCCGGCGGTATTGTCTGAAAACTTTTTCTTTGATACGGAAAAGGATTGCCGTTTTATGATGAGCGACGCTGGGAGAGAAAGAATTGCAAAGGTGCATTTTGAAGCAATAAAGAAAATTGTATGAAAAAGTATTTGATTTTAGCGGTAATGGCAATTGCCGCCGTTGCAACAATTTGGGTGCAGCGAGCGAAAATTGATAAATTGACGGACGAACGGAACAGATACCGGGAAAATACCGAAACATTGTTGCAGGACGTCAAAACGTACAAAACTAAGGATTGTTTGAACGCCGCCAAAGTTGGCGTTTTGGAACTGAAATTGTCGGAGTTTGAACGATACCGGGCAGACGATGCAGCATTAATAAAGACGTTGCAGGTAAAGAACCGGGAATTGGAAGCATTAACAAGCGCACAAAGTCAAACGATAATTGATTTGCGGGGAACCGTCCGGGATAGTTTGGTATATGTTGACCGGGTTGTTGTTGATACATTACGATGTATAACAGCCGCCGACAAATGGTTTTCTTTTGATGGGTGCGTAAATCGAAAAAATGAGTTTACCGGGAAATTTGTAAATCGGGATAGTCTGATAATTGCGGCGACCGTAGAATATAAAAGGTTTCTTAATTTTCTATGGAAAACAAAGAAAGTAAAGAACCGGGAAATTGATGTTGTCAGCAAAAACCCGCATACAAAAATAATGGGGGTTGAATACATTGAGATTGAAAAATAATTATATTTGCAGCGAATTACTGTTTTCCATATTTATTTTAGATTAAATGATTTTGCCGGGGGAAACCCCGGTTTTTTTTGTTTTGCCCATTTTTAGCCCCGTAGCGGGCTTTTTTGTTCCGGTGGATAAATTACACGTCCGGGCGAAAAAAAGCCGCTTAAATCAAAAATTCGCCCAAAATAACTTTTTAAAGCACCAAAAAGAATTTTTTTGTGATTTTGGCGAAAATAAAAGAAAATATTTTTGGTAACTAAAATATTGTTTGTACATTTGCATTGTCAAACAACAACGACGGGGCGTTTTCCCCGAACATTAAAATTTAAAATTATGTCAGTTTCAATATTCAACGGTTTAGAAAGAACAACAAGGAAAATCAACATGGACTTTCGTATTAAGGTAAACGGAATTGTTGACGGCAAAAAGATTAATACGTTAGTTGGCGTTTCCGGACTGATTAAATTAGTAGGTATTGAAATGGCAAACAAAATGATACGTCGAGCATTTAACGGTAAAGGTGACAAAATGGAGTGCAAACTAAGATGTGGTATTAAAGTAGTATTTTATAGCAAATAATAACCGACCGGGCGGGTTCCCGGAATAAAAGCAAAACAATTATGAAAGCAGGTAAGATTTTAGAGACAAAAGTAAAAGAATTGATTGTTCCTTTTGATGGTTGTAGAAAACTTATAAATCCGGTTCCGGTTATATTAAAGACATATATAGGTTATAATTATGACAAAAAAGAACATGAATATATTGATTCGGTATTTAATATTGTAGAGATTATGAGATACGGTAAAAAAGGCGTAGTATATGTTTCTGACGGTATAAATATGTGGCGTCCGTCAGAACTCTCTGAATCGGATTGTGAGAAAATTATAAACGAATTATAATTTAAAGCCGGGGGAAACCCCGGTTTAATTAAATAATAAATTATATGAAAGTATTATCTTTATTTGATGGTATGAGTTGCGGACAAATAGCACTCAATGAGTTGGGGATTATCCCCGAAATGTATTTAGCGGCAGAAATTAAGCCCCATGCAATCAAGGTTACACAAACCAATTTCCCAAATACAATACAATTGGGCGACGTTAGGGAAATAGAATTTGATGGGGGGCAAATAGTGAGCCAAAATGGTAAATTCAATGTAGGAAACATTGATTTATTAATTGGCGGTTCCCCGTGTCAAGATTTAAGCGCATTGCGTCGCAGCCGTGAGGGATTAAATGGAAAGAAAAGTTCTTTGTTTTACGAATGGTTGCGCATAAAAGAACAAATTAAACCACGATATTTTTTATTAGAAAACGTGGCTACAATGAAAGATGATGATAAACAGATTATAGATGATTTATTGGGGGTTGATGGGGTTTATATAAATTCGTCTTTGTTTTCCGCACAATTAAGAAAACGTTATTATTGGACTAATATTCCATTTGACAAAGAAATACAAGACAAAGGGATTGAATTACAAAGTATTTTAGAAAGTGGGTTTACAAATAGAAAGAAAAGTGTTTGTATAGTAAGAAACTATGCTGGAAGTGTTCAAAGTTCAAACGTTGAAAGTTTTAAAAGAATGTGCAATCAACGGGCGAAAAAAGGATTTTTAACCGTGGTATATGAAGAAAAGGACAATCCGGAATCAGTACGTTTGTTTACAAGAACAGAGTTAGAGAAATTACAGACCGTCCCGTTGGGATATACAAATTGCGTTGATTATATGGCGGCGGCTGATTTGTTGGGCGATGGTTGGACGGTAGAAGTTATAAAACATATATTTAAAGGATTGAAATAATAAACCGGGGAGAAATCCCCAGTTTAATTCTTAAAATCATGCGGTACGCATTAAGAAAGCAGGATAAAATAAAAGCAGTATTGGAAACCGGATATTACGGCGAAATTTACAAATGGTTGTATTATCAGAGTAAGAAATAAAAAGCCCCCCGGCGTCATAAATCAATATACACCGGGGGAATTTTACGCAGTAACCGAGAGCGATATTTGGTTGATGCGGTATTGCAAAGGTAGATTAAAAATCCGATTATCCAACGCACCTCGCAAAAATGATTTTAGAAACAAAGATATATTTTTGGAAAATAGATAAATAAAATACTATTGCATTTGCAAAACCAAAAATAATATTTATATTTGCAGAATAAAATTAGTAGTATGGAAATTTGGAAAGAAATAAAAGACTATGAGGGGTTATATGAAGTAAGCAATTACGGGCGTATAAAGTCATTAAATAGCAATATAATTTTGACGCCTTGTAAACCCGCAACGTCCGGTTTATGTGTTACTTTATCAAAAAACAGAGTAAATACGAAGTTTCAAGTTAGCCGATTAGTCGCGGCGGCTTTCATCCCGAACCCGGAAAACAAACCATACGTTGACCATATTGACGGGGTTAAGTATCATAATTTTGCAGACAATTTACGTTGGTGTACGCAAAAGGAAAATATGAACTATAAACCCGCAAGGCGAAATAAAATTAAATATAATTGCCAAATAGTCGGATATGGAGCGGACGGGAAAGAATGTGTTCGTTTTGACAATTATATAGATGCGGAAAATCGGGGTATGTACAGACATTTGATAAAAAAGAGTGTCGATACCGGGAAACCATATAAGGGAATTTTGTATAAAGAAGAAAAATAAAACCTACCGGGGGGAATACCCGGCAAAGATATGAGAGTAAAAGAAAGCAAAGAATTAAACGAGTTGGCGACCCTTTCCGGGAAACCCGCCAAACAGGTATCCGACATTATCGTTTCGGAATTACTCAATAAAAAAATAATTGAGGAAACGCCGGACAATTGGGGTTGCCCAATTTCCGATTGTTACGAACGGGATATTACCGTTGTTGAGATTGCCGGGGTTATACGTGCAATTGGTATCAACGTTGTAAAATCGGTACATTTGGACGCATTATTGGAATGTGTGTTGATTGGCGACGGGGATTGCCCGGAGTGTGGCGGCGAAATGGAGGTTACGGACGGCGAATATAAGCAAACAGGCGGGGACGGATATATTACGCCCCCGGAATATACCCCAATTTGGGAGGAAACAACGTGTACGCATTGCGGATACAAAGAGAGTAACGAACCGAGTTATTAACAATAAAAATTAAAGTTATGGCATTGAGATTAAGAGTAAACGAAGCAATCTCCCGTTCCGAGGCGAACGGGAAAAAGGTTTTGAAAAAAGACATTGCCGCCCGTCTTTTTGAGGGTGCAAGCGAGAGCGCACAACAGGTAAACATGACGAATTTATGTAACGGCACGACCAAACGGATTGTCCCGGAATGGGTAGTAATAATTTGCGAAATGTGCGGTTGTTCCGCCGATTATCTGTTTGGATTGGAGGATTGATAAATGAAAAGGATTGTTGGAAGAATAGAGAAAATGACCGACGTTGTTTTTTCTGACGAATGGCAAAACAAGTTCTTTACATGGTCGTTCGGCATAATGTGCGCAATTTGCTTTATTGCCGGATTTTGGAATTATGCCCATTTTCTGTTTGCCGGAATGTTTGGGGTTGCAACATATATGGCATATAACGAAAAAAAATAATAATATGAGAGCGAAAAAAACAAAGCAGGAAACGCCGAAAGAAAGCATTGTAAATGCAATTGGTGGGGTAACAAATGCGGTTAAAAAAATGGCTGATGCAATGGAACAATTGCCAGCAGATAAATTCCCCGAAATTAACGAGGAACAACAGATTATCCCCGGAATGGATGCGGTGGAAATAGAACAGCCAGCCGGAGCGTTTGAAATTATCCCCGGAATGAGTGTTGAGGAAATGACAGCAATGTTTTTTGATGGTGCGTTGATTGAACCGCCGTATAAGGTTTGGCAGCTAAACAGCAAAGGACACCGCTATTACTACAAATTTGACGACAACGGGACGCCGGAATTTTATCCGTCGGTTACAACCATTTTGTCGCAGACAATGCCGCAATCGTCGTTTCTGATAAAATGGATTGCCGACAAAGGAATTGACGAGGCGGAGCGATACAAGGCAGAACGGGCGGCGTATGGTACATTTATGCACGCCCAATTTGAAGAACTTATAATTAACCGGGTTTATGATTTGGACGGATTGAAAGTCAAATTGAAAGATTATATTGATAACAACAAATTGCCCGCCGATTTCATTTATTACGCTGATGATTTCAAAAAGGATATATTAGCATTTGCGCAATTTGTTTTGGATTATGACGTTAAACCGTTAGCCGTGGAAATTGCGTTGGTACACCCCGTTCATAATTACGCCGGAATGATTGATTTACCGTGTACGATGTTATCAAAGCCCGGTTCAAAAGAATACATAAACGCAATTGTGGATTTCAAAAGCGGGCGCAAAGGATTTTACGAAGAAGCGGAAATTCAGTTGCATTTATATGCGATGATGTGGAACGAAAATTTCCCGGATATTCCGATTGACCGTGTTTTCAATTTTAGCCCGAAAGATTGGCGAAAGAAACCGACGTACAATTTGAAAGACCAAACAGACAGCCCGAACGCAAAGAAAATCCCGTATCTTTTGGAGTTGGCAGCAATTGAGGACGAAAAACGGGATAATACATTTACGGCGGTTTCCGGGGAAATATCATTGGATAACGAACCGGATTTGACAAACAATATTGTTTCGCTGACGTTGGCGGAACTTGTTAAAAGCAAAGCCCCGGCGGAAAAGAAAAAGCCGGAACCGGAAAAAGCCGTTACCGTTGAGGATTTGAAGAAAGACCCGGAACCCGAACCACAACCGGAACCGGAGGAAAAGAAAACCAAGACCGTAAAGAGAACCACACGACAAACGGCAAAAACGGCGGAAAACAAGCCCGTCAAGGAAAAGAAAACCGCAAAACGTACAATTACACCAAAAAAAGAAAAAGTGGCTAAAATCGAAGAAAAACAGCCTAAAAAGCCGGAACCCGTGACAAAGAAAGATTTGTTGAATACTGAAATTAATATTTGATTATGAAAGGACGTATAAACATAAACAGACCAACCACCGGCATACAACGTGTTGTTTTGCCACGTGTGGGGCTTATCAAAGTAGGGTATAAGGAGAAAGCAACCAACGGAAAAGAATATCCAAAAAGTGTTGACTATTTTATTGCTAGTGGAAAGTATGCCGGATTGTTTACCAAAGCATACGGCGAAAAGCCGCAAACTATTCAAATAATTTTCCCGGATGATTGCCCGGAAAAGGTATGTAACGAAATGTACGAATACCGGGACGACGACGGGCGACGCATAGCATACGGCGACGGAGAAACGTTTTTTGTATGGAACGGAAAACAATATTGTCAATATAGTACAAAGGATTATCCCGATTTGATGGCGGGGGTTGCGGGAAAGCACCCCAACCGTGCCGTATTAAACGGCGGCGACGGTTGGATTGTTACGTTGACCGTAACGTTTATTATTCCTTTGGTTCGTGGGGTTGCCGGGGTTTGGCAGTTCGTAACAAGGGGTACGGCGTCAACAATTCCAAATATCCGAGACACGTTCGACGCCATGTTGCAGGAACGGGGATTTGTTAAGGGTATAGTTTGGGATATGAACGTACAATTTGCCGTCTCTCAAAAGCCCGGCGACCGTTCCCGTTATCCGGTCGTTTCCATTGTTCCGAACGAAAGCGAGGGGAATTTGCGTAAAGTAACTGAAGCATTTAAGCCAATAAAATTGATAGAAGAATGAAGAAAATTATTTTGTTTTTAGTGATATCAGTAATGTGTGTAAGCGTGTATGCCCAAACTGTAGTAGAGGCTGAAACGTTGAAAGTAACAGACCTTGGGAACCAAAAATTGTGCGCTGCAAAGGTGAATGGGTGTATAGACCATTATTACATTATGCTTAAAACTAGTAATATATATCAAAAGTATATTACTGTTTACCTTGGGGATAAGGAGGAAGCTATAAGGTTACTCCGTTTTTTGTATGACTTAAATTCTAAGGGTGGAACCTATATACATCTGGAAAATAGGACTAACAACGTAGTTTCATGGAATAGATTAGGCTATTATACAGTATTCTCTGAGGGGAGGGCATTAAAAGGACATATAAGAAAGCAAAATATTAAGGGCTTTATCGCAGAATTAACCAATAATGTTTGATAATTCAAAAAAAACATCTATTTTTGCAGCATAAACAAACGACTACCACCGTTTGCAAGATATTTGCTAATATTAGCACAAAGCCCGTTTCCCGGTGTGTGGTAGCCCGGATTACGGGCTTTTTCATTCTATGAACGAAAGAAGTTATTTAATTTTAGATTTAGTACGTTCAAGGGTTTTAGATTTAAACCCAACGGAAAGCATTTTAGCGTCATGTTTCTTTGGTTTGTTGGCGCAAAATCCAATACAATACGCCGGGAAACCGTATTACATGGCAGACTATAAAAACGTATCTGTTTATTGCCCAATTTTGCCAAATAAGGTTGATACGTTAAGGCGGCTTTATAAGAATTTGGAAAATTTGGGATTGATTCAAATAATAAAGATTGACAACCACGTTTGTTTTACCCCGTCGCAAATGTTAAGAGATTGGGGAACCGTTTACAAATCCGTTGAAGCGGAAAAAAATCCCGTTGAAGCGGAAAAAAATCCCGTTGAAGCGGAAAAAAATCCCGTTGAAGCGGAAAAAAAACCCGTTGAAGCGGAAAAAAAACCCGTTGAAGCGGAAAAAAATCCCGTTGAAGCGGAAAAAAATCCCGTTGAAGCGGAAAAAAATCCGCCATATATAAATAATATAAATAATAATATAAATAACACTATAAAGAAAGATGCTAAAGCATCTAAAGAAAATCCGGACGGATTTTCACAAGCCGATTTTTCAAACGAAGAAAAAACAGTTAAAGCAAGTATTGTTTATGGGTTTACCCCGGAATTGTTGGACGTCAGAAAACAAGTAATTGATAAAGTTGATAATTACTTTGCAAAACTTGTATTCCCATTTGATAGCGATGAATTTAAACGGAACTTTTATATTTTGATGTGTCAACCGAAATGGAGAACGTCGCAAAAGAGTTTTTCAGCGATACAAGCAAACTTAAATGGTTTGAGTAAATACCCGGAAGAATTTGCGCTGATTCTGATAAAAGAAAGCATTTCAAAAGGTTGGGCGGCGTTAGAATATGATTCAACCCCCGAAAAATACGAAAAATGGGAAAAAATGAAACGTTCCGTAAAGACAGAGCAGCAAAGCAGCAAAGAAATTGCGGATATGATGAAGTATTTAAACAATGATTTTGATTGATATGGGAGCAATTGAAAAAAAAGAAAATACGGCGTTAGAAATATATAATACCAAGCCCGGAACAAAAGCCATTGAAGTACGCCGTAGAATGGTGCAATTGCCGGAGGTTGCCAAAGCATTAAACCCAGTTGAAAAATATGTTTTCGCAGCGTCAACAAAAACACCAATTGCGGAAATTGACGATGCAAAATTAGTTGAAAATCTTTCGTTACTGTTTAAGCGTATAGCAATAGACGTTGGTTATATAATACCACAGAATGAAAATGATTGGAATTATATACAATCCCGGTTGTTGGATATTCTGAAACGTTATTACTCAGATATGACGTTGGCTGATATTAAGATGGCTTTTGAATTGGCGACGACCGGAGAGTTAGACGAATATTTGCCGAAAGATAAACAAGGGAATCCGGACAAAAACCATTATCAACAGTTCAACGCCGATTACTTTGCAAAGATATTGGGAGCGTATCGGAAAAAACAAAATGAAGTAATTGGGAAAGCATATAAAGCGTTGCCGGAACCTAAAAGAGAAATGACGCCGGAGCAAAAGAGATATTACCACAACCGCAGGGAAGCAAGAAACAGAATTGTTTTTTTGCAATACAAATACACCGGGAAAATATCATTTGAATTTGGCGACGAAATGTTTTTGTATGATTGGTTGTTGAAATTTGGATTTGCTGACGAAGTGGAGGCAACCGAGGACGACAGAAAACAAGCATTTGCAAAATATATGCACCGTGCGGCAATTGGAATGGTAAACCAATATACGGCGTTCAACGTCCGGAGAAAAGGAATTGACAGCCCGGAAATTGATTTTACGGCGTATGAGGTTGCCCGGAAAAAGGAAATAATACGGGCTTTTGACCGTATGATTGCGGAGGAAATACAGATTGATAACTATTTATTTTTTATATGAAATTATGGAATGGGAAGAAAAAGTAAAATTGGCGAAAGCATTAAACACCGGAAACAATAAGGAAGCGTGCCAAATTATACTAAAAAATGAAATGGATATGCAGGCGTGGGATATGTTTGTTTGTGGTATGGATTTAACTAAATGCGAGGATTATAGATGTTTGTCAGATAAAATTTTTCTGTAAAAGATGATTTTATAAAACAAGCAGGATTTGTCGAAGCATGGAGATTTGAAATATTAGTTCTTGAATTAGGATTGTAAAAAAATGAAATTATTTATTGTTTGCTTTATAATTGGCGTAATAGGTTATTTTACAAAAGTGGGAGGTTATATATGGAAAAAAATATAAGAATTTCAGCAGTAGTGGGAATTGACCCGGGAAGCAATGGCGGTATTGTAACATGGCGACCAAATCAAAATATCAAGGCAATACAAATGCCAAAGGATTTAACAGATTTGCGTAATTATTTGGAATATCTGAAAACCATTTGTTCGCCAATTGTCTTTTTGGAAAAATTGAGCGTGCGCCCGGATGATGTAACGCTTGGTGCCGATGGCGTAAATATGGGTAAATTGTACCGCATACAAAAAATGCTTGCAAACTTTGAGCAATTGAAAGCCATTATAACCGTCGCCGAAATACCGTTTGTTCTAATAGCCCCTATTTCGTGGCAGCAAAAACTAAGGATAAGAATAAAAAATGAAGATAAAAAAGACAGAAAAAAAAGATATAAAGATATAGCACAATCACTATATCCAGAGATAAAACAAACTATGTATTCATGCGATGCAACTTTGATAATGCACTTTGGACGTTATATGTTAGCTAACAATATGGATTGGATAAAAAGTAATTTACCGAATTATTTACATAATAGATTATGGGATTAGAATTAGAAGAATATAAAGAAATATTTCCATCGTATTACATATCAAATTTTGGGAATATAAAGCATGATAATAACTTTCTAAAAAAATGTATCCATTCTAATGGATATGAACAGGTTAATATACGTATCGGTAATAAATATGTTACAAAATTAATACATAGATTAGTTGCTGCGGCTTTCATTCCGAACCCGGACAACAAACCATGTATTGACCATATCGACGGCAATAAGAGGAATAATTATGTTTCAAATTTGCGTTGGGTTACACCAGTAGAAAACGCGAATAATATTATCACAAAAAAGAGAAGTATAGAAAACAGAAAATCACATAATGAAAAAAAAATAGTTGCAATAAGTGGCGAAATTAATGTGTATTTTAATTCAATAATAGAGGCATCTATTATATTGGGGGTCGATAGAACTAGTATTTCAAAATGCCTAAAAGGTCAAAGGGGGAAAGCTGGTGGATATGTTTTTAAATATCAGGAAATGGTTACATATACTGATTTTATAAATGCTATAAAACAGATGAGGCATAGCCAAAGACGTTACAAACGGAACCCAACCCCGGAGAAATTGGCAACGTTAGAAAGTTGGGAACGCAAAGTTGATGCAATTGTTGCTAAAATAACAGATAAACAAATGAGGCTGTTTTGATTTATGCCCGGAATGTATAACGTTCCGGGTTTGTTGTTTTTTTGAAAATAAAAAGAAAAAATTTTGGTGGTTAAAATATTATGCGTATATTTGCAGTGTCAAACAACGAAAGACCCCACAGTCTAACCAAAATGCAAAAAGACTGTTGAAAGATTAAGTTCGTAAGAGTAGAAAGTAAGCAACGGTATCTACAAAGGGTTAAATGATGGTTCGGTAACCGATTAAATGAAGCTATAAAGCCAAAATCTTTCAAAGTATGACAAACACCGACCGGGCGGGTTCCCGGAAAGTAAACATTTTATTATGAAAACAACGATTTACGATTTTGATTTTGAGATTGCCGGACACGGATATTACAAAGTAACTTACACGTCCCCGGCAACGGGTAAAAGATGGACGACAACAACAAACAATATGCCTTTGATTGATGCGACCAAGAACGCAGAAGAACAGAAACGTAAGGATTTGGAAGAACTTAAAAGGATTTGTAAAGATGGGAAAGTTTGTTGATGAAGTAGGAGCAATCCGGCACGCAATGAGCGACAAAGAGTTGAACGAATTATACAAGCGTTTGGAAAATTTCATTGCTGATTGCACGGTTGAGGAAGCGAAAGAAAGCCGGGACGCATTTGTTAAGGTGCAAACAATGATATACCAAAGAATGAGAGAAACAAAAAAATAATATTAACCGCCAGGGGAAACCCCGGCACAAACCGAGAGCAAAAATGATAGTTAAGAAATTAGAATTGGTAAATTTCCAAGTAATTAAAGAGTTTAACGCAGATTTCGACGGTAACGTTTATTTCATTACCGGAGATAATGAGTTGGGAAAATCAACCGTATTAAAAGCAATTGGGGCTTTGTTGACAGGGAACCGTGACGCCGTATTGAAGAATGGAGAAAGCAAAGGTTTTGCAAAAATGATTGTCGGCGACGACGGCGAGGAATACGAGGTTGAATTGAAATTCACGAAAGCAAACCCACGTGGCACGTTATCAATTAAATCAAAGACAACCGGAATGAAAAGTGATAACGTTTCTATGTTACAAAAGATTTTCGGTTATACAGATTTTGACGCCGTGGAATTTTCTCGTTGGTCGGAAACAGCCGAGGGACGCCGCAAACAAATTGAAGTTGTCAAGGCGTTGTTGCCGGAAAATGTACGCAAAAGAATTGCCGAAATTGATACAGAGGTTGCCGGGTTGAAAACAGAGCGTACCGGAGTGAACCGGGATTTGAAAACTTACAAATCCATATCAGACGCAGCCGGGCAGGGATTGACAACAGAGGATTTGAAAACGTATGCCAAACCAAAGGACATTACCGAACTGATGCGAGAACAGCAGGAAAACGCCCAATTGATAGAAAAGGCAAAAACCGTACGTTCGGCGTTAGCACAGAGAACGCAGCAGTTGGAGGAAATTCCGGCACGTATGGAAGCTGCCAAAGATTCATACGAAAAGGCGATTGAGGCGGCAAAAAAGGCAATGGCGATGGCAGAACAAACCTACAAAGAAACCGTTGCACAGATTGAGGCAGAAAAATCCGATTTTGAGAAACGCAAAGCAAATGCGGAAAATTGGTTGGCGAAGTATGAGGAAAACAACCCGGAAAAGTTAGATACAGCCGAGCAATTGAGAAAGGCAGAGGAACACAACAAAAAGGCTGCAAAAGTTGCCGATTATCTGACAAAGAAAAAGCAGGCAGACGACAAAAGAGCAGAAGCCGAAAAGATGGATTCAGATATTGCCAAATTATCCGCAGAGCGTGAAAAACTTATTTCGTCGGCAAAATTGCCAATATCCGGACTTTCATTCACTGACGACGGATTGGTATTAAATGACGTACCATTTATTGCCGGAAAAGTTTCAGATTCGCAGATTATGGAAGTTGCCGCAAAACTTATTATTGCCAGCAATCCAACCGTTAAAGTGTTCCGCATAGCGAGGGGCGAAAGTTTGGGACAAAAGAGATTGCAGGCAATTTTGGATTTGGCAAAAAAAGAGGGATTCCAAGGTTTTATTGAAAGTGTTGTAAGGGGACAGCAGGATTTAATTATTGAGGAATACACAGAAAACGAGTAATTAACCGGGGCGTCGGTTTCCCAGCGTCCCTTAAACAAAACAATATGGAAGTTAAAGAAATGACAATTTCGGACGTTTTGAAAACACCCGAATTTTATAATAATCTGAAAGTGGTTATTTCCGATTTGGGAAACATCCGGAGAAATGCAGGAATAAGCGCAAACGCCCCATTGAAACGGCACCCGATAGACCGATTGCAGGGAAAAGGAGTTTTTGAACCGGGACAAATGACGGTATTGTATGCAAATGCAATGGATAAGAAGTTGCAGGGATATTCAAGCAGCGAAAGAAAGTTTATATTGGAAGTTGGCGGCGAAGCGTTTAATATTACAATGAAACAATTGGTTGACCAAGAAAAGAAAGACAATGAAAGTATTAAAAAATAGTTTGTACAATTGTTACGGTGGTGTTACGGTATTTGTAACAATTTATCAAATACATATTGAATGAAAAATAAAAATAATATCTATATTTGCAATGGGGATAGGTCGGAGTAGCTACCGGCCGAAAGGGCAAGCCAACAGCCAGGCCCCGTTTCTTATTTGTTGGCAGTTCTTAAAAAGTTGGCAATTATGGAAAATGAAATTTGGAAAGATGTTCCCGGATATGCAGGGATATATCAAGTTAGTAATTTGGGGCGTGTAAAATCATTGCAAAGAGTCATTACACGGAAAAACGGATGGAACAAACCATTAATGAAAGATTTTTAAGACAAGCAAATCTAAATGGATATAAGATAGTTGGATTAAGGAAAAAAGATTTTCATAAAACGTATTTAGTTCACGTTTTAATTGCAAAATCATTTATTGAAAATCCACATAAAAAGCAATTTGTTGACCATATTGATACAAATAGAAGTAATAATAATGTTTCAAATCTTCGTTGGGTAACAAGATTAGAAAATAATAATAATCCGATAACATTGTCAAAATTAAAATTATCTGCACGAGATATAAGCAAGCCAGTGTTACAGCTGAAAAATGGAGTTATTGTAAAAGAGTACAATAGTATTAATGAAGCAGCTAAAATAAACGGATTTTCCCCAATTGCAATATGTAAGGTATGCAAAGGAGAAAGAAAAAATCATAAAGGTTATATGTGGAGGTATAAAAATGAAAAGGCGTGAAATTTCAAGTAGTGGTAATATCGGTAATGATGGCAAATTACGAATGTATTTTGGAGAGTTGAACCAATTCTTTGCCATGCACAAAGGAAGCCGAATAATTGCCCGTTTTACCGTTGCGTCCCCCGGTTCGTCGGAGGCATTGAAAGGGTATTATTTTAATTACGTTGTACCAACGTTCCGGTCGGGTATATGGGAAGCCGGGGAGCGTCTGACAGAGGAACAGACGGAACACCGTTTGCGTGAGTTGTCCCCGGTTATGTATGAGCAAACGCCGGATATTAACACCGGAAAGTATGAAACCCGATTGCGGACAATTGCAGAGTTGAGCAATGCGGAATTAATAGAACATATCGAATTTTTAAAACAACTTGCAAGTGAAGAATATTATATATATATAGCAGACCCAAATGAAATTTGATTATGAAAAAAGTAACATTGAAAGACAGCAAAGGAAATGAGATAAACGACATTATGAAAGATGTTTTGACGTTCGATTGTGAAACAACCGGGTTGCCCCCAAAGGGCGCAAAATGGGACGTTGATTTTGCGGAATTTCCAAATATTGTGCAATTGGCATGGGCGGTAAACGAAAAGGAACGTTCATTTATCATAAAGCCGGAGGGGTGGGAAATACCGGAGGCCTCAATTGAGGTACACGGAATTACAGCAGAGAGAGCAAACGCCGAGGGTGTCCCATTTGCTGATATTATCGGCGAGTTTTTGGAGGATTGCAGCGCAGCACGTTTGTTGGTCGGACATAATATTTACTTTGACACGTCAATTATAAAAGCAATGATATTGCGCATTATGGGACGTGAGTATTACGACGCAAAAGCAGAGGACGCATTGTTTAAGGGAAAACGAATTGATACGATGATGGAAACAATTAAATTTGTTGGCGCATTGTATGCAAACGGACGTCCGGGTAAATATCCGAAGTTGGAAGAACTTTATAACAAGTGTTTCCCCGGCGAAACATTCCCGGCGCATGATGCGTTGGAGGACGTGAGGGCGTGCAAACGATGTATTCCGGTTTTGGTTGAAAATGGTATTATTGAACTGAAACCAAAGGAATATCCGGCGGAACAATTGAAATTGACACCGGAGCAGGAAAGCAAAGTTAAACAGATGTTGGACGAAAACGAATTTTGAAAATGGACGAAAAGAAATATTGCATTGATTGTGTAGAATATCCGGTTTGTTCGTTGGCGGGACGATGCGCCGACGATGAACCGTGCGACGATTACAAAGAAGATACCGACCCGGAGGAACCGGGAAACAATTAATAATATTATTATGAGCGAAAAAAAACAAAAAGTTATGTTGGTTCCGTCGAAAGAAAAGTTTGCATTATCAAAAGTGAAATTATTGAAAGATGGCGGATTAGATGTACACTATGAAGTTACCGAAGTTGTCGGAAATGAGAGTTACACAAATAAATATCATGTATTGAGCGCAAAGGATATACACCCGGATTTGCGCAAATTGTTTGATAATTTACGCCCAATTATGGGACGTGTATTCAACATTACGTCGTTTAAATCCATGATGGCAACGCCGGATTTCAAGGCAACGAAAAAGCAAACAGAGATTGCCGAAGCGTTTGCGAAGGAATGTTTGGGGAATATTGAAGTAAGGGGCATTTCATTATCCGGGCAGGATGATAATGTAGGCGTTATTTTGACCGGGTTGTTTACCGTATCGAATAATCAGAAAACGGCAATAAATACGCCACGAATGAAATTTAATACTGAAACATTTGGTTTTGAGGAAGAATTGGAATATAATACATCAGATATTGAAAATGAGGTTTACGAATTTCTGTTTAATGGAAAGAAAGCCCAATTGGAGTTGTTCGGGGCTGATGGCGAGGCAAACGATTTGGTTTACGTTAATGATACAGAGCAGGGAGAAAGTGACGGAAACGATATATTCCCGGATATAGACGACCCCGCAAATGAAATGTAATGGAGCTGATATTGTTAACCGAACGTTGCGAATATGATTATTGCGTTTCCCGTGGCTTTGAGCCGTTGTTGGATATGCGCAATTTCCGGTTAGATATACGGTTGAGAGTTGAAATACAACGGGAATTGTTCGGGTATTGCGTTTTAGGACGTGGCGACATTCCCGTTGCCAACCAAAGGTTTTTCCGGTGGGTTTGGGAGCATAAGCCCCATAGATGCGAGGAAACATTGCGCCCGTTACACAATTATTCCGCAACATATTGTTCGCATATATTAACCCGTGGGGCTTTTCCCGAAATGGCGCATGACCCCCGGAATATTAATATTCTATGTTTTGAAATGCACAACCGTTGGGAGGTAGGCGACCGGGAAAATATGCGTATATATCCGGGTAACGTCCGGTTGATTGAGTTGTTAAAAAAAGAGTATCAAAGTTTGAAATTATGAGAACGAAACAAAGAGCACCCGATTACGGGGCGATTTCCCGCCGTTCAATCAAAAATGATTTTCGGAGGGTACAAACATACCCGGCAAAGGAGAAACGCCCGCAAATCGAAAATCCGCCCGAAATAAATACAGAAAGACGTGTTTTGTTTGTGGGCGAAAATTCAAGTTACTACAAATTGCGTTCTTTTATTGTCGGCAAATTGGTTCGGCTTATACAGCAATCAAGCGTCGGCGGTTGGGTTTGCGAGTTTGTACATGACGACGACAGAAAGGCGATAAATCATGCCGCCGGATGGTCGGATAATAAGAAACAATATTTGTTGGATTGCGTAAAATTCAAGTAGTATGAAAATCAAATCAGAAACCGGATATAAGATTGTTTTTTACACGTTCATAGCGTTAACGGTTGCGTCGTATATATGGGCGTTGTATTGTATTATTAGTTGGATGATTAAAGCATTATTCGTATGAGCGTAAACAAAGTTATATTGATGGGTAACGTAGGGAAAGACCCGGAGTATAAAGAGTTCGACAAAGGCGGTTCAGTTGCTCAATTTACTTTGGCGACAACCGACCGAGCGTTTAAAACAGCAAATGGAACAGAGGTACCGGAGCGCACCGAATGGCATAACATAGTTTTGCAAAATGGGTTGGCAAAGGTTGCAAAAGAGTATGTAAAAAAAGGCGATAAACTTTATATTGAGGGGAAAATAAGAACCCGCAGTTATGAGGACAACAACGGCGTCAAAAGATACATTACAGAAGTTTACGGAACTAATATGGAAATGTTGACGCCAAAGAAAGACGGACAAACAACGCAGCAGGGAGGCGCACCAACACCACCGCCACCGCCACCAAGCCCGCAGGATGATTTGCCATTTTGAGAATGAGAAACGAAATTAAAATTCAAATCCCGGAGGGTTCCCGATTAATAGGAACCCGGACAAAATGACGAACGGTTATTGTTTCCTTTGAATACATAAGGAGGGCGCAGCCGTTACCGGAGCCGGAACCGATAAGACCAATTGGTTTTGCGCATTACAAGGAACCCGCCGGGAATGATAAAGAGCATGAGGAACAGAGAAACGATTGATATTAATACAATCAGTTGTAAAACGCTGATAGTATTTGTTTTGGTAGTAATTATTGAAATAATCAGATATGCAGTACAGTAATAAAGAATATAACCCCGAAAAACACGACCGTTGGCGTGCTTTGACCGTTAAACAACCATACGCAAACGATTTGGTTACGGCGGCTTACAAGGACGAAAACGACGTTATATTTGGGGTAAAATCAATTGAAGTTAGAAGCAAGAAAACGTTGTATCGTGGCGACATTCTGATTTGTTCCGCAGCGTCCCCGGTTTATCCCGGTATGGAAAGCGGCGTAACATTGGGGTTGGTCGAATTGTACGACATAAAACCGATTAAAGATTTTACCCCGGAGGATTGGGAAAACACCCGGATTCCAAAGGAAAAGAGGGCGAAAATAACAAAGGGGTACGGGTGGTTGATGCGCAACCCCCGCCGGGTTATTGAATTTCCGGTTAAGGGGCAATTGGGTATCTATAATCTCGTATATACAAAAGGTTGTATTGTCGAATATCCTAAAGTTATGGTATTGGATAAAGAGGCATACAATAAAATAAAAGAAACGTATTAGTTTGTTGTATTATGGTTTAATATTATCTTTGCAAAAAAAAGATGGAAAATTGGAAGTTTATAAACGCTAATTATGAAGTTTCAGACAAAGGTAATATAAAGTCTGTAAATTATCGGGGAACGGGTAAAAGTGCGATACGAAAGCAATCTATTAGTAAAAACGGATATATGCGGGTAATACTATCAGATAATGGTAAAAACAAAACATATTTCGTTCATAGATTAGTTGCGGCGGCTTTTATTCCGAACCCGGACAATTTGCCGGAAATAGACCATATCGACGGCAACCGAGCCAATAACGATGCGACTAATTTACGTTGGTGTACGAGAAAGCAAAATTTGAATTATCAAAAAGCAATTAATAATAAACGTGAAACCATGAAGAAAGTAAATACATGGTTTAAGAAAACCGGAAAAGATAATCACAATGCAAAACCCGTTTATCAATATGATTTAGAGGGTAATTTTATAAAGAAATGGGATTGCATACATGATGCGCAAAGATGCGGTTTTAATCATGGAAATATTATTAGTTGCTGTAAGGGACGTTTAAAACATTATAAAAAATATATTTGGAGATATGAGTAAAAAACAGGTTGGAATTATCCGCAACAATGGCGACGTACATACGGCGCAAATTGGGTTTCATATCGGACGGGTCGGCGTCTATGTTTACGCCCGTGAGTATTGGCAATATCATAGTTGGCAATTTGGGGTATCCATTGATGCAATAAACGATTACGACCGTTATGTTGATATTGAGGCGAAAATATTGTTTGTCGGCATTGGCATACGGTTTATATGGATTAAAAGAAAGGTAAAACGATGAAAGCAAAGATTTTATTGTTATCTTTGGCAACGCTTTTGTTGGGGGCGTGTCAAAGCGAGAACGAACCAACGGAGGCATTTAATTTACTTCAAAAATCCGAGAGCATGGAAGAAAGAAACGAGTTTGTAACGAATACCACGGCGGCAATGATACAGATAAACGCCCCCCGGTATAATTGTGAGATTGTCGAAACCGCATTAGCCGGGGGCGATAGGGTACGAATTTGCGTAAAAGGCGCAAAGGACGATTTGGACGCATTGTTTGGCTATGTAAACGAAGCGGGCAAAGAATGAGAGTTAAGCAACCCGAACCGTTCGACCCAAACAGAGAGTACAACCCCGGCGAACGTTGCGTTTACCGGGGTATGGTATTGATTGCCGAGATATGGACGGCAGCGGATGCACGATTAGCCAACAACAACCCCGCAATATTTACGCAACGTTGCGTTCGCTGCAAAATCCAAAGGGAAGATTGCCCCGGAATAGGTAGGCAATGCGATAAGTACAACAGAACCGACCGAAAAACGATATTTTGGCGGTTGGCATATCCGAAAACAGTAAGAACGAATAAAAAATTAGAGCATGACAGAAAGTAAGTTAAACCCGTTTGATGCGGGATTGTTGGTTATGATTGGCGATATTGCCAAAAGCCAACCGGAGGTCGAGGAAAAACCCGACCGTTACGAAATCACGGTTGACACAACCGAGATACAGGAAAACGCAATTGAAGCACTAAAACAGGCAGTCGCCGGACGATTGGGGAAACGCTTGTTAGTTACCCACACGTTAGACGCCGCCGTTGTTTTCAACGTCGAGTACGACCCGACGGAATACCCGGAACAAATCCGCACCCGGTTAGTTGAGCCGGACGCCACGGCGGGAACCCGATATTGCCGCACGTTGTTAGAAGTTGACGCAATACAGGTACGCCGGGACAATTTGGACGACCTGTTGAGATTTACCGGAGGCGGAACCATGACGATACCGAGAACCCCAAACGGGCGGGCGGTTTATTCGTTCCCGGACGGCAACGGCATTTTCATTGACGCCCCGGAAACGTACTACATTGTCCGGGAACCGGACGGACGATTGACAACCCGCCCGGAAAGAGAGTTTAACCGGGAGTTTGAGCCGAAAGGCGTAAGCGTACCGAAAGAACCCGGCGATAAGGGATGCGGGAATTGCGCCAACTTTACAAACGAGGACGTCAACGGGAACGGTTATTGCGAGGCGTTCAAATGCGAACAATCGTGCGGCGTTATGCCGTGCCAAGAGTACAAACCCAAAAATCAATAAAGCGATGAACAAAAGAGAAAAATTTTTGAAAGAGATTGCCGAGGTTATCAACCGTAATTCTTTGGAGGCGCATTTTAACGATACCCCGGATTACATATTGGCGGAAGTAGCAGTTGAAGCAATGGAGAATTTCGCCGAAGCGTCCGCACGGAGGGACAATTGGCACGGGTTCAAAGAAGCCGATAAGCCGGGCGAGGTTGTGCGGAATGAGGATTGCGACAATTGCCCGGTTCGGGGGATTTGCCCGGAGCATAAGAAGCCGGAGGCGTTCGACGTCCCAAAGGAGGTGCGAGCAATGGCGGAATTTTTCGGCAAGATGTTCCCCGGTTCCAAAGTAGAAATACACCGGGTCGAAATGCCGAAAAGGAACCCACGGGATAAACGCCAGGCAAAGAACAAAAGGAAAGGGGGCAACAATGGGAAAAAGTAATTGCCCCGGACAATCGAAGCCCGAAAAGATATGCGGGACGTGTCGTTATTTTAACCCGGAATATCCGATAAACGGGAAACCCCGCCCGGTATGTTTAGCGTTGAAAGAAACCAAAGACGGGCATACGTATAAAATCACATTAGGAGTTGAACCGCATTCTCATTGCTCAAACGGAAAGTATGAAAATGGAATAGGACGATAGAGCAATAGCCCCGGAAACAAAGCCGTGGTTTTGCCGTTTATATGTGAGAGAGAACAAACGGTTGGCAATGCGGCGAAAAAGCCGTAAATTTGCCCCGTGGTTAAAAGATAACCACCGAGATATAGAAAGTATTGAATAAGACAATAAAGCCTCTTAAAATGGAAATTCCGTGCAAATAACTTGCAAAAGGGTCAGCAACGTTTTAAGGAGGTAAACAGGGGAAAGGATAAAGCCCGGAACGAAAGAACAAAGGCAAAGGAGCCGATAAGGAACCAAGCCAAAGGACGAAAAGGGGTAAAAGGCAGATTTTGACCCCTGTTTGACATTAAAAGAGGTTAGACGATGAAAAAGAGAAAGAAGCCATTAGGCTACAACAAACGTTCCGAGGAACAACGAATTTATGACATTCGGTTTTGTGCCGATTTATTTTTGCGTGGTTATTCGTACCGGGAAATTGCGGACGCATTGAACCGGGATTTGTCCGCCCGTGGAATGGGTTATACAATAACCTTTCAAATGGTTTATTACGATTTGCAACAATGCCTTATCGAATGGAAGCGGGAACGGTTGGAAACAATCGACGAATATGTTACGCAGGAATTGCGCAAGTTGGATAAAATGGAGCAACAAGCATGGGAGGCGTGGGAGGTATCCAAAACCGGAAAGCAGCGCACCAAAGAGAAAACCAACCGGGGGCGTCCTATCAAAACGGATGCGACCGACGGCGACCCGGAATATTACGGGTATGACGAAACGACCGTTGAAACGTCGGCGGGCAATCCCCGGTTTTTGGATTTGTTGTTGAACATTCAACAACGCCGGGCAAAGATGTTGGGATTTGATGCACCCGTTAAAATCGAAATCCCCGGATACAACGCCGGGACGGACGACGATAAACCGAAATACGATGTTAAGGCAATCCCGGACGACCTGTTGTTTGCCGTCGCCGACAAATTGCAGTCCGCCGAATTTCAAAAGACAATCGCCGAGAAAGGAGGGGCGCAATAATGGCAAAGCGAATGAATGTTGTTAAACAGGTTGTAACCAAAACGAACCATTATTGCGGGGATTGCGGACACGGTGTTTGGTATTTCGACCATGAGAATTTAGATGTTGCAAATAGATTGCCGATTTGTTGCCGTTGTCCGTTTACCCCGAACCGTTGCCGGATAAGGAGCGAAATTGCGTGTTTGAATTGGATACCTAAAAAGCCCGGCGAATTGATAGTTACACCCGATAAAATTGTACGACCATGAGCAACGAGGAATTATTGAAGATGTACGAGGCAATCAAGGCAGACCCCGGCGAATTGGTGCGAGCCGCCGCCCGTAAACGTCTTATCAACTTTGCCCGGTATATGCAACCGGATTTGGTATTGGAACCGTTTCATGTTGTATATTATACCCTGTTGGATATGTTTGCGCATGGCAAAATACGAAAGATGATTGTACAACAGCCGCCGCAACATGGAAAATCGGAGGGGTCAAGCCGCAAATTACCCGCATTTATGTTGGGGTTAGACCCCGACCGCAAAATATGTATCGGTTCGTATGCGGCGACAATCGCACGGGATTTTAACCGGGACGTTCAACGAATAATCGACACGCCCCGGTATCGTGAATTATTCCCCGGCACGTACTTAAATGGGTCGAACGTCGTAACAATGGCGAATACCTATTTGCGCAATTCCGATGTTATCGAAATGGTCGGGCGTAAGGGGTCGTTGCGTGTCGTCGGTCGTGGCGGTTCGCTGACGTCTAAAACCGTGGACGTTTCGATATTGGACGACGTGTATAAAGATTACGCCGAGGGTAACAGCCCGATAGTACGGGCGGCGGCGTGGAAATGGTACACGACCGTTGTACGCACCCGTTTACACAATGATAGTCAAGAATTGATTGTATTTACCCGTTGGCACGACGACGATTTGATAGGGCGCATTGAAAAGAGCGGCGAAACGATTATTGATGTTAAGTGTTGGGCGGATTTGGAGGACGTAACGCCGGGGGCGTGGGTGCGCATAAACTTTGAGGGGTTGAAAACCGGGGAACCGACCGAGATAGACCCACGGGAACCGGGGGCGGCATTATGGGAAAGCCGACACAGTAAGCAAAAGTTGGAAGCGCAAAAGGCATTAGACCCGGTGCAATTTCAATGCCTGTATCAAGGCAACCCCGGTTCCGCCGAGGGTCGATTGTACCAACCTTTCAAAACGTGGGTCGAAAAATCCGATTACGGCACGTACATTCGTTCCGGCGCATACATTGACGTTGCCGACGAGGGCGACGACCTGTTGTTTGCCGCAACGTATGACGTGTATAAGTCCGACAATCTGTTTTTCAACGAGAAAACAAAGCGCATGGAGCCGATATTGTTTGCCCTTATTACAGATATGGAAATGACGGACGAAAATACGGACGTTACAACCGTAACCGTCCCGGCGATGATTAACCGGAACGGGACGCAAAAAGCGTGGGTTGAGAGCAACAACGGTGGTGCGGGTTACGAAAAGGTTATCAAAAAGAAAGTCCGGGCGATTACCGACCCGTTTTATCAAGGGGGCAACAAGGAAAGCCGGATAATAACAGCGTCCGCAATGGTTAATCAACATATAATTATGCCGTTCGGTTGGGAAACCCGGTACAAAGCCGTTTACGACCATGTAACCGGATTTTTGCGCAATTTCGGAGCCAATACGCACGACGACCCGGAGGACGGTTTAACCGGAATTTATGAAAAGGAATTGGCGGACGGTAATATTAAGCCATACAACGCCACATGTAAGGGTATTACACGCCGTAACTAACAATAAATTCCATATATGCAAGAAATTAACTGGAAAATATTATAACTTTGCAAAAAGAAAGGGGCAAAGGGATAGCCCCGGAGATTATAAATTTAGTTTTAACGTTAAAAATTTAAAGAGTATGGCGATTTGTAAATGCCCGGCAGCCGCAGCGTTGCCAAACATTCCGAACTTTACGTGTGCCGAGAGTTTCGGACAGATTCAGAAAGTAGCGTTTCAAAGATTGTACAAAAGCACCGGGGAAAGAAATTCATTTACCACGGCGGCGGGAATAGAACTTAAAGCGTCATGGACGCCGTTGTTATCGGCAGAGGACGACACGAAAGTTGTTGTTTCCCCGTATATCCAAGCACCGACAGCAGAAGCAGGCGCACCCCGTACGTTCGGCGGAGGAAACGAAACGTTGGGCGGTATTGAAGAAATTATTGGACGTGAGCCAACCCCATTTACGGCGGTTATGCGTAAAATGCCGCAATCACTGATTAAAGCATTGAAAGATTTGCAATGTGAAAGCGATTCCCAAAATTTGGGGGTTTATTTGTTTGATGAAAACGGCGCAATTGGTGCATTGCAAGACCCGACAAGAGCAACAACGCATTATCCTATTCCAATTCGTTCTTTGTTTATCGGGGATAAAACATTGGGAGGATTTGAGGCACCCGATAGCAACGCAATACAATGGGTGTTTTTACCTAATTGGTCGGATGATTTGGCTATTATCGTACCGGAAGATTTTAACCCGCTAACAGACTTAAAAAATGCAGCAGGGTAAACAAACAATAGTGGCGTTGGAAAATGAAACATTGAAAACGACACGAGATTTTGAAGTTAGCCACGCCGAAAGACTTTTAAAAATGCCAAATAACGGCGGTTGGCAGTTACCGGAAAATAGTAAATTTGAATTTGACAAAGAAAATGGGCTTAGATATAAGAGAAATAAAAAAGCAGATAACGGAGCCACGGAACAAAGCGGCGATAAGTAGGGCGATTTACCACCAAAACCGCATACGATTTCATGCGGAAAAGGCGTTGACACCATACATTACGCAACCCGTGACCGATTTTTTGGCTTATGTTTCAAACCTTATACCCGCAGACAAATTCAAAGTGTTCAAAACATTGTTCCGTTACCCCGTCAAGACAAACGAGGTAACGGGCGTTTGTTTTGATAAGTTGAGCCGCATTTTTGACGGTCGTAACCCGGCGTTCAATTATCAGTTTATAAACAGTGAACAAAGGGACGATTGGGAGTATTACAGACAAAACGTATTGAAAGAACCCGAAATTTGGAGTACAAAGGGATGGGAGTATTTCAAAACCGAAATTAACAGCGTATTAATTGTTGATTTGCCAAAAGAGCAATCCCCCGGCAATAGTTACCCGGAACCGTACTTTTATTGGTTGCCAATTGAACACGTTATTTCGTATGAGGCAGACAAGACAACGGGCGTTATGCGTTGGATAATATTCCGGCAGGACGACGACCGTATTGCCGTAATTGACGACGAACGATACCGGGTATTTACAGAGGGAAAAGGCAATATTGGCGAATTGCTGATTGATAGCCCGCACGATTTGGGATATTGCCCAGCAAGGTTTTTTTGGGACGAACCATTGAGTTTGCGAGAACCGGACGTTAAGGCGTCCCCATTGACAAACGAGTTGGAAAGTTTAGATTGGTTCCTTTTTTATCATTTGTCAAAGAAAAATTTGGATATGTACGGGTCGTACCCGATTTATTCCGGATATGAACAAAGTTGCGATTTTACGAACGGCGAAAACGGCGATTATTGCGACGGCGGTTTTTTGAAAGATAAACAAGGATATTATAAATTAGACCAAGCGGGTTTATTGATGCGTTGCCCGAAATGCGGAGATAAACGAATTGTCGGGGTTGGTTCATTTATTGAAATTCCGGTACCGGACGGCGATAAACAGCCGGATTTGCGCAACCCGGTTCAGATGTTGACCGTTGACCGTAATAGTTTGGATTATAACGTTAGCGAGGAAGAACGATTGCGTACAAACATAATTACGGCGGTTGTTGGTACCAACGAGGAAATAACAACCCGTGACGCATTAAATGAACAGCAAATTAAAGCCAATTTTGAAAGCCAAAGCACGGTATTAAACCGAGTAAAAAAAGGCTTTGAGGCGGCGCAAAAGTTCGTTGACGAAACCGTTTGCCGTTTGCGTTATGGAACAATGTTTGTTTCGGCAAAAATCAATTATGGCACCGAGTTTTATTTGTCTGATGCAACCCAATTGCGAGAACGTTATAAGATGGCGAAAGAAAGCGGAGCAAGCGAGGGGGAATTGGATGCGTTACAAAATCAGATTATCGAAACGGAGTACAGACACGACCCAACACAAATGCAACGTATGTTAGTGTTGGCAGAATTGGAGCCGTACCGACATTTGACACGTCCGGAAGTATTGGAATTGTACGAAAAACAGCTAATTACCGAGGATGAATTGCGCATTAAATTGAATTTCGCTAATTTTGTGCGTAGGTTTGAACGTGAGAATACAAACGTTTTGGAATTTGGCAGCCAAATACCATTTTCCAAGAAAATTGAAGTAATAACAAATAAATTTTATGATTATGCGAGTGAAAGCAGAAACAGAGGGTAAAACAAAGGACGTCGGATTGTTAGACGTTACCCCGGAAAATTTCATTGTGCCGCAAGGCGAGGAAAGTTTTTACCATTGTCGTATTGAGGTCGTAAAATTCAACCAAGAAACGGGCGAAAGAATTTCACGACCACGTATGCAGGTTTTCGGCAAAAAGTTCTTTGAAACATTCGGATTGCACAATTTGCGAAAAATGGGTTATAAAGTTGACATTATGCACGACCCGAACGTTTGGGAGGCAGCGAACAAAGAAAAGATTGAAGCCAACAAACGAGCAAAGGCAGAAGCAGCAGCAAAGGCGGCAGCAGAAGCAAAGGCGGCAGAACGTGAACAAATGAAAGCCGAAATTATTGCAGAACTGACAGCCGCCGGAGTTATCCCAGCAGAACCAAAGAAAGCCGGACGAAAACCAAAAGCCGAAAAAACAGCAGAAACAGAGGAAGCGGCAGGCGATAGCCCGGAAAACAACGAGAATGTTTAACCATTAAAAATTACGAATATGGCACAGATTGCACAGCAAGACAATTTGGTTATTGAGGTAGCCACAACCGCCGCAGCATTGGACGGCGACACAAAGAAAAAGTTGATTGAATGTATTGATGGCGGAACAATTACCGACGTCATTTTGGTAACAAAAGAGGTTGAAAAGCAAATCAGCCATGCACGTGTTGTTAGTTGGTTGGTTGACACAACCGGGGATTCCCCAAAATACACAATTGATATTATTAACGCAAACAGCGGAGCAGTAGAAGCAATCGCACTTAATTAATTTAAAGGGTAAGAATATTATGTTAACGGGAGAAATTTTAGTTGCAAATGCGGCTTTGTCGGGATTGTCTGACGAACAGATTATGGCGATAACAACATTATCGCAGAATGACGAAAACAGCGTTATTGCCAAGAAAACGGGCGAAATTTACGGGGCTTTGGATGCCGATATTTTGGCGGTTTCCGGTATCGCTAAAAATGGCACCGAAAAAACGTATGATTACGCAAAACGTGTAATAGGGGAAATGAAAACAAAAGCCGATGGCGCAACCGGGCTGCAATCGCAGATTGATTCATTGACCAAGGAAAAAGCCCGTTTGGAAAAGGCAATTGCCGATGGTGCGGCAGATGCGGAAACCGTGAAAGCATTGAAGCAGGCAAAAGCAGATTTGCAGAACGTGACAACGCAGTTTACCGAGTTGGCAACCAAGTATGAGGCAGAAAAGGCAAACCACGAAAAAGAATTGTTCGGAGTAAGAATTGACAACGCATTGCAGACAGCCGCCGCCGGGCTTAAATTCAAAGCAGGATTCCCGGAAAGCGTAACTAAGGTTATTTTGGCGCAGGCGACCGAAAAAGTAAAAGGCATGAACCCGGAATATATAGACGACGGAAACGGCGGAAAGGTTTTGGCGTTCAAAGATGCAAGCGGCGCAATTATGCGCAATCCAAACAATCAGTTGAACCCATTCACGCCCGCCGAGTTGCTGACAAAAGAATTGGAAACGATGGGGGTATTGGAGCAGCAAAGACAACAGCCCGGAGGCAGCACAAATCCGCCCGCAGGCGGTGCCGGAGGAGGCGGAATTACTTTGGACGTAAGCGGAGCCAAAACGCAATCAGAGGCGTACGAACTTATTACAAAACAATTGATGGCGCAGGGCAAAACGGTAGGTTCCAAAGAGTTTGACGAAGCTATGAGAAAGGTTTGGCAGGAAAATAGTATTAACAAATTGCCGGAGAGATAACCGGGTAATGGGTAAACCCGCATTTAATAACAAATTAAAATAAAAAAACTATGAGTTTAATTGCAACAAGATTACAGAATTGGCGAGTAGAAAACCCGGAGTTAGACCGTAATATGACCCGCCCGTGTGAGTATGGCGCATTGGATTTTTTCATTGAACAGACCAACGCCGGAAATTCCATTTTGTCCCCGAAATTGCGTGAACGTGCGTTTGCCTCAATCGGCAATACGGTACAAGTTCCGGTTATCAATTACGATGGCGACGTTACGGTTAGCAACGTTCGTACGTGTGTTATCCCGGACGATGAAAACACGTCCGCACTTTATACCGTGGTTTGGGCGACATATTCCGTCGGCTTTACAATGGTGCCAACGTTGTATATGAACAACGAAATTTCGTATGACCACGATTTCAACCGCAAAATGGAAAAGGTTTGCAGAGCGTTTGCAAATTCGTTAGACCAAGCAGCCGTTGCAGCGTTGGAGACAGGAAAAACCCAAGTATTGAAAGACAAGTTGAATTACAATTTCGCTGCAAACGTTATTGAGGTTCCAACGCAGATGGCAACCGAAATTATGGGCGATGTTAACCCGATTATGCGTGCAAATTGTTATCCGGGTTTGGTTCACGTCGTAGGTAACGCCGGAATTGATAGCCTTATCAGAAAGTTGGCACAGCACGGTATTTACAACGACGTAAACAAGCGTATGGAGTACGAAAACAAAGTGTTCCATTACTCAAATAACGTTGTCAACGAGGTTGGCAAAAACGGTACATTCTTTGCCATAGAGGATGGCAACGTTGGCGTTTTAACCCGTGTTGACCGTGAGGCGTTGAACCGCACCCATGCGAATTTCCACGAATGGGACGTTGTACGTTTGCCGTACATTGATTTGCCCGTTGG